AGTAGAGCCTTCAGGTATACCCAGATCAGATGACAGCTTTACCTGTCTGTTATGTATCTGATGTCCTTTCTCTGTATCATTTCTGAGTGAGTCAGTAAATGCATGCCATCCCCAGATCTGTGCCTTGTTTTCTATGAGATGGTTTGTCACAGAAGGATCAGTCATAGAGGCTACAAAGAATTTAGTATCAGGATCTACTTTCTTAAACAAATCTTTACGAACAATGTTGTGTGTAGACAGACCAGTAATAGGTCTAGGATCTAGAATAACACAAGACCAAGGATGTATGTCATGTTCAAGTAAATTTGGATAAGCATGTTTCACCGTCATTAATTTTACATCAGGGTTTTCTATGGTAAATTCTTTTAACTTTTTGTAGTCAAGATAAGGACCAGCAGAAATAACAGCAGCCCTCTCCTTATGTATGGGGTGTTTAGTAATCCACTTCTTAGGATCAATCAAGGTCATGTTAGTCTTAATATTATTCTTTATGTAGTCTTTAGGAACACAATCTCTAGGATGTATTATTATAGGTACTCTCTTCAGATCTTCTGGTATGTCTTCTAACTTAGGATCATGAAGAAAAACCACAAGGTGAGTATTACCACCGCCAACCACTTTATCACCCGAAGGTAATATATATTTTCTTGTTGCCGTAGACTCATCAAAGTTAGTCCATCCATCTTTCGTTGTTTTCTGTGCATCCACTTTCTTTGTAGGTACATCATCAAATACATGTTTAACTCCTTGATATTTTTCTGGAGGAAGACCTTCATCATCATCCGTAGTAAAGTAATGGTCAGCTACAACCACTGGTACATTCTTAAGAACTTTATACTCTGCTTCAACTGTTTCCTTACTGTTTCCACTTCCCATCAAGGCAAAGTCAACATCACTTATTGCCTCAGTTCTTAACATACGACTCAGAGTTTCTCTGACATTCCCCTTATACAATTCAAAGGTAAATGTCTTGTCTTCCTTATCCTTTATATGCGTTGCAAATTCCTCGAACCTATTCCTTACAGCTTCTAAAGTATTATGAGGCTTGACATTAAACTCTACATGATCTGTCTCTGTAGTCGCATCTTCAAACAAATCAAAGCCAATGTAATGAACCTTATCCTTATATTTGAATGCAGACAAAGCCATCTCAATAGCCCTCCCTCCATTCCATGATCCGCTTTCCAGTATACATTCAGGCTTATAGAACCTAACGATGTCTGCCAATTGTCTGTATCTGTTGGGTAGTATGTCAGGAGTTGTCTTAGTATCCGATAATTTAAGAATACGTTCACCAGTCTTATCTCTAACAGCTACATTCTTTTGATCTTCCAGACTGACAAGCATCTCAGAGATAGCAGAATGTTCAGGATCAATCTCATGTGTCTTCATACCATGAGCTTCATAGATAGTTCTTAACCTATTCAGAATAAAAGTATCATGCCATTCCCTATAGCTGGAGAACTCTCCTGAAATAAAAGCACCCCTTAAATCTCCTAGTAAATCTACCGGAGTTTGTCTGCACAAATTATAGGCAGTTAAATAAGAAGCATCCTTTAAAGTAAGGAGGTCTACCTTATCAGAGTTCTCTGGAAAGAGAGACTCAATATCTTTAACAGATATATTCTTGGTATTAATGATACTAGGATCAAGCCAGATTAACCAGCAGTCACTATTCTCAAAGGCACACTCAGTAAGTGCTATAACTTTAGGAACAAACTTGATAGGATTAAGTATCTCATTATAAGGAATAGTATCGCCTTCAGTTCCATCGTGTGTGTTAAACTCTTTTAGAAACTTAGGGTAGTCCTCTATCTCCATCAGGTTATGGTAGTGGATGTTAGCAGCTTTCGGAAGAGAATAGTTTGACAGATCAAGGTCATAGTAATAACAATGAAATTCTATTTTATTTTCCCAGTTATCCTTGAACTCATTAAGAAGAACACTAGTACTCTGTTGAAGAAAAGCTTCATCAAAGGCAGTTACAATTTTATATTTCATCTACAATTCCATTGAGTAAGAGGTAAGTATAATCTGCATTCCATTCGGAAGCATAGTGTCCATCAATAGGACGTTTACATTTCCATTCTTTAAACCAAGGACCACCTGTTGTGAAGTGTACGTTCTTGGGAGTGATGTCTTCACTTGAATGTCCATCAAGCCAGTTCCATTCTTCATCAATAGAACCAATACCATTAACTTTCTCAGGAAGCCAGCCAAAGCCATGAAGAAACTTACCATCTTTCTTGTTTACTTCTTCAGGAGTAAGTACTTTGTTAGCCTCATGTCCACAGTTCCAGAGCATCAGACTTGACCAGTTCTTTCTGGGATAGTTTATCTGTTCTCTGCCATCCATCTTGAGTTTATCTGTAGTTTCATACTTATGTTTAACACAATAGAGAGGGTAGTAGTCAGTCTTATATTCCTCAAACAGTTCATTGATGTCAGTTCTGGGATACATATCACAGTCCATATACAATGCCCATCCCTCATAGTGCATCAAGGCTGGTACTAAAAACCTACTAAAACTAAACTCAGTTGAGAAAGGTCTTTGATCTATCTTGTCTATGTACTGTCCATTAACAACCTCATGTAACCTATAGTATAATCCCATCCTTTCCAGAATATCTTTACGTAATCGTTTAACAACAATCGGAACAGGAGAGTTTTCTTTTAAGGTCCACTCTAAAAGTTTACAAGCAACCTCCTCCTTTGGATCATAACCTACATAGATTGTATTGAGTTTGTCTTCTTTCATATTAAACTCCTATAGCAACTTTGTTAATTTTTCTTGGAAGATTATGAAGAGTAGGTTTGTCATTGTAGTAATCTGCATCTTTATGTATAGACTCATATTCTATTGGACCTACTTCTATCATATTATATTCTATAATTTGTAAACAATTAAAAGGTAGACAATGTTCTTTTATAAACTTATCTGCAACAGCTTTTGCATATGAGGGTCTTTCCCAAATATATTTTCCACTGTTTCTGGAATGAATAAACTTATCAGCTTTAGAACTATAAATTTTATAAGCCTTAGACATTTTAATCTCCTTATCCGTATTTTAAAACCAAGTATAAAAATCCCCCAAGAAGAAAAAGATCAGCGCATATAGACCATAGAATATATACTTTTAATAACCATCTGCCTGTTTCTTTAACTATAGGGTTTTTCATTTATCGTCTTCACAGTGACCTTCTAATATTCTTACTATGTCTATCCATGTATCATTACAAGAAACAGGAGAAGACAATACCTCATTAATATCTTTCCACCCTTCCTGAGATATGTCTTCGTTTGCCATACTAGTAGAACTTACTAAAAATACTAAAAATATTATTAATATATATTTCATAATATATTCCTTTATAAAAAGGGAAGGCACTCAATGAATGCCCTCCCATCTCCTTATTTAAATTCAATAAGTTTCGGCATTTTATCTTCTGGAATATCCTGTCTAAGCTTGATGATAACCATCCCATTTTCAAACGATGCTTCTGTGACTTCGATATTCTCAGCAAGAGGAAATGTTTGTGAAAAAGATCTAGTTGCTATGCCTTTATGTAAAATGTTTTCGTTGCCCTCCTTTTCAGAGTTGTTTCCACTAATAGTTAGTTTCTGTTCTTCTTGAATTACTTTAACTTCTTCCTTTGTAAAGCCAGCTAAAGCTAACTCAAGTCGATATTCAGTATCAGATTCTTTAATTAGATTATAAGGAGGATATTTATTCTGACTATCATTTTCAGAACCTATGTTTATTATTCTCTCTAATAATCTATGATGTCCTATAGCTCTCCTTTCAAGTTCTTTTAACATGTTTGGGGGCCAAGCACCTTCTAGTCTTACATTCATAGCGTTCTCCTTATTAAGCAAGAATTTATAGAACCCACTATTGGCATTCTATATACTATATTATACTACACTTTTATCTATTTGACAAGTCTTTATTTTAAAATTTCAATAGGATGTAATTTATCTATGGGAAGATTATAACAATCTGCTTTAACAATAAAGCCATTATCACCATCCTGTTCCCCCTTTTTTAAAAAGCGAGCCTTAGTAAAGTAATCTTCTTTAGACATCCATCCCAAGACCCATCCCTTGGAAAGATCATTTAAAATACGTGTGAAAATATAATGACTACATTTTTGTTTAGTATTAAAGGCTGCTACGGAACAATCATAATAGTTTTTGGGAACCACCCCTGTTCTTTTTGTTTTAACATCCAGCTTTTTATCCTTATATAAAATATCAAAATCATATGTGTTACATATCTCTCCTTCTGAAAGAGAATGTAATGTCATAATTTCTCCTAGAAAGCCACTGATATTTCCTTTACCATGTGTTATGGAATTATTTAATTTTCCCATCTCTTCAGACTTGTTGTTAGCTTCTTCAATCCATTCCTTTTTTAATACTATCTCTT